CTACACCAAAGAAGAAGAAATGTTATTTAATTCAAAATTCAATAACAGAGTTTGTGATAGTGTACCAAGGTACGAGTATTCGCGCAATTTAAATATTGTGTGGGCAGCTCGAACCAGTGGAGCTATTATTGGTCGTGTGTCACAATTTGCGAAGTTAGTTTTACTTCCAATTTGCATTGACCACGTTAGCGGTGCTGATATTCTTGCCTCCAAGCCGAATGTCAACCGTATTTGGCGTGAGTATCTGGTTAGCCTCAAGAAGCACCAGAATAAAACGCTCACGCAACCAACTACAGACTCCTTCGCGCAGTTTTGGGGATATGTTGGATTGACAACCAGATGGTTAGTCTCCTTCCTACCCCTATGCTCAGAAGTGTACTCAATATCAAGACTTTCAGCTATACAGGAAAAACACATCGTGCGATTTGATGATTTACGACCGCTTTTTGAACATCGTTTCACTGAGCTTCCGTTAATGCACCAATCGAAGAATCACACTCATCCCGATGCCGCAGCTGAAAGAACAGGCGCAAATATTGCTCTAATTGACCTCGCGAGAGATGCTGGCTACAGACCATTTGTAGTCTCCAAATCAAACTCCGATGATAAGATGAGCATAGCCGGAACTCGTTACTTCTACTGGTCTAAGGACCTTTCTGTACCGTTCCGAGATGACGCTATTGAGTCCAAGGATTGTTTAGTCTTTATTGATGTCGATTTCCATTGCGACATGAACAAATACCTTGAATACTTCAAACCGATTGTGATGTACACTTTAACACCAACTAAAGTGGCAGTACAGAAAAAGGATCATTCGTACCAAATTGTCAATGATGTTGTTCATTACACCGTAACTGGTGGAGCAACTTACAGCCATTATATATGGAATTACACAGGTGATTGTGTAACTCATATTGACAAAGACGGTGCACTGTTAACCTATGACCTGACTCAGAAAACCATTAGTGGATCCGAAGACAGACGAATTGTCTTCTTGATGCCGAGGACTTATACTCCATGGCCTTATTATCTGCATATCAAGACAACTGTCGGATTGCAGAGAATGAAGTACACTAATGGACCGATTAATTCTGTACACAATCATATTACAGACAGACTATCTATTGGAATGAATCTAAGTCCATATAGTGTGGAATTACCAGGAAAATTTATGACAGCCCTCGTCAATAGAATTCGATCGAAAGTTAAATCTTCTCCAGAAATTGGGGATATCGAATCCTTTTTATTACACGAGCGAGCCGCCATGAAAGAGGCTAAAATCCCTATTCCTGAAGCTTTGATGAATGCTAAACAAACCGCTGCATTATTACATCAAATGATTCCGTTCTTTTATGGAATGCCCACCTATGTGACTAATACATCTGAGATTCCTACAACATATACAGCATTGGGACCTGCTGCAACAATTGATAGTCCTTCCCCATGTGTGGTGTTAACAACGCCCTTATCTGAAAATCCTGCCGTCTATCCAGCTAAACATATTAACAATGAGTTAGCAGCTGTAGAGGGACGTGTGACCAAAGTCATGAATAAGAAAATCCCAACGCGAGAAATAAAACATTACGCGAGAGAATTCATAACTACAATGGTGCCACAACAAGGAATTGGATGTCCTATCACATATGAAGATGTAATTGAGCTACAAAACAAAACTGCGCAGCGTGCTCGAGCCGAGCTCGTATTCGATACCTTAGGTCCAATGCCTTTCAACACATTGGAGACCTTCAATAAAGGTGAATCTTATGATGGAACCAGCGATCCGAGAATAATAACAACAATGAAACCTAAATTGACCATAGATATGAGTCGATTCACAGTGCCCTTCAAGATGAATGAACTCAAGAAAATGCAATGGTATGCCCCAGGCAAGAAACCATTGGAGCTTCTAGATAGAATTCGCGAAATTGGAGTGGAAGGTTTCATAGACACAGATTATACTCGATTCGATGGTTCAATATCAGAATGGTTGCAGAAGAACATCGTTCTGGCAGCCTACATGAGATGGTTGGATCCTTGTTACACACAACAATTTAAACATTGTTTTGATCAAGTGTTTCAACAAACCGCTAGAACTTCAAGCGGAATCGCATACGACGCGGGATATGGAACCCGTAGTGGAAGCCCGATCACGACTGATGGCAACACAATGATTAATGCTTTCATTGTATATTGCTCCCTTCGAGAAATTGGAAGACAGCCAGCAGATGCCTGGAAGAACTTGGGTATTTATGCTGGAGATGATGGTCTGACACCTAACTTACCGTCATTGATGGAGTCTATTGTGAATACAGCAACAATTTTTGGCTTAAGTGTCAAAATTGATCAACATGCTCCTGATTGTGAAGTACCGTTTTTGGGACGAATAATACCGAAACCCTTAACTAATTACAACACTTATCAGGATCCAAAAAGAACCATCCCCAAGTTACACACCTCAACAAACAAAATGATACCTATTGAACAAGCCGCTTTCAACAAAGCTAGTGGCTATTGGACGACTGATCGCTTGACACCTATAATTGGTGATTGGGCTCGAACAGTTATGTTTCAATCAGGAATCAAACAAACCAAAAATCTAACTAATGAAGAATTATGGAAATTAAATGCCGATAATGCCTGGCCACAGGATGATCGGCATTTTATCCAGGAAAGTTTTCTTGTTAGAATGGGATGGACTTGTGATGAGATGTGGGAAAAGATTGCTTTAATACAAAATGCCAAAGGACCATTTCCTTTACAAATGCCCATTGTATATCGAAACGCATTGAACAACAAGTTAGATGCAATAGTTGGTGGCAATGTGGAAGCAATCTCCGGGAATCGTGTTAAAACAACCGAATTATGTCTGAAACCAATGAAACCCAGATCAAGGAAGCCTATGAAAAATGGGTCCGCACAGGAAGAGCGGGACTCCATAAAGCTATCGAAGACCAAATTGCGAAGCGACAAACCTGGGTCGATAAAGGGATTAAAATCCCAATCCTCGAAAGAACATGTCTCAATGAACCGTACAAATACATCATCGAGCTCGTGTTCCCAGAACTCGCATCTTGCGAAACCGCCGAAATCTACAACAAGATCGCCGCGCTCATCGCACAAGTCACTGCCGCCAAAGCCGGTGACACAACAACGCAATTCTAAACAGTAAGCATCTGTTTATACCCCTCTCTCAACTTCTTTGGGAAAAACAACATCGGGC